CCTTTGTGATTAGTCGGGCCGTGGTACTTGGTCACGATAGCTTGAAGCATGGTCAGTTTCCCTCGTGTTTGGCGGTATCGCCACCGGATCACGCCACAATGACGCAATCGGGAGGCGGGGCCGTAGCCCTCGCCGTGTCAGGTATCGCCGTTGACGATAGCGCTAATCTCAGCTTCCAGGGCCAGCGCATATTCAAGCCCAGGCTCTATGACGGCGCCCTCACGCGCCAAGCGCCGCAAGCGCCGGATTGCGCGTTCGGTGGCATTGAAGCGCCCACGGATAGGAAAGAGGTGGCTTTCATCCTGACGGCGAAAAAGCGCATTGATTGCTGCAATATTGGCGCGGCCCTCGTAGCGTTCGGCGCGTTCGGCAATCTGGTATGGTGTGAGCATTGTCTATTCCCCTCTCATTCAAGCCAAGATTGGCTTGGAAGATGGCAGCGCATCGCCTGCCATCGCCCAAGCCAGCCTAGGCTTTGCGCGGTAGGATAATGAAATCATCAACCGTTAGCGTCTTGTCCATGAAATAGCCGCGCGCGACATATTGCGGCACATTGTGTTGTAAATGCCATTCAGCGCGCGCCAGCGTGTCAAAGTAGCCATGCACGGCTAGGTGATTGCGGCGCTCGACAAGCTTGTATCCCATGTTCTTTGCTCCTTGTTCTGTTACGGAATGACTAGCAGCGCCAGCAGCAGCGCTACGAATGCAGCGCATATTAGCGCGTCATCGCGATGCTTTGCAACATATTCTATAGCAGATTTCAGCATGTCTTTGCCTCATAAAGTGTGGTGACAACAAAGCTTATGACGAGTAATTGTGGCAAGATTAGGGCAAGTCGGATCACGTGTAACTTATTTTATGACGAAAAGCGGAAAATGTAGGTTTTTGGCGGTTTTTTATGGTTGAGGATAGGTTTTGGCGCGGAAGCGGAATGCCGCGGTTTTCCTACATTGCGGCGCGGCTATATGCTATTTAGGTAGTTGTTGTGTATATTGTTTGGACTAATGTAATAAAATATATAGTAAAGTAAGTAGAACGCTGTAAAACCTAACGCCTAAATCGCCTAATAGCCTAACAGCGCTTAAGCCCTCTCCGCAGCACCGCGCAAAAAGCCCGCGCATCATGTCTGGCGCTGACATGCTTAAGCATTGCCTAGATCGCCTATCGCATCATGTCTGGCGCTGACACGTTTATTCCTTGCCTAACTTGCCTATGCCCGCGCCAGGCCTATGTTGCGCTGCAATATAAGCTGGCGCTAATGCTGCGCTGCAACGTAATCGGTTGCTAATGTTGGGATGGTTGCGGTTTGCTAAGGACCGGGGGGAGGGGGCCCCGCCGGCCCCCCGTCCCGGTCACGGAGGGTCTGCACAAACTTTTTTATTTTTTGCAAACCCAAAAAGCCATGATATACAAAATCTATGACAGTCTTCTCACTGCCCTATGAGCCGCGCCGTTTGCAGGCCACCGAGGCGCGGCTGGACGCAATCTACCAAGCCGCGCGCAAGGGTCTCCGCGGCGACACGCTCGCGTTGGCTGCCGGTATGCTGCCCCGCGAATACCGCACCTTGTGTGAGTTTGACCCGCTGGCGGCGCTGGCCGAGGAAAAGGGCCGCGCCGACGGCGAAATGGAAATGGCCGCTGTCTTGCACAACGCCGCCCTCGCCGGCGACGCCAAGGCCGCGCTGGACATTTTGAAGCACACGCACGGGTGGGCGGCCAAGCAAGCCGTGCAGGTCGAAGTCAACCAGACCATCTCCATCACCTCGGCGCTGCAAGAAGCGCAGCGGCGGGTCATAGAGGGCATAGCCGAACCCATCACCCAGGTAGAACATGCAGACCACACGGTATAGCGCCGACGACGAAATGGAACTGATGAGCCGGCTGTGGACGCCGGCCATCAAGGACGACCCGCTCAAGTTTGTGTTGTTCGTTTTCCCGTGGGGGCAGAAGGGCACGCCGCTGGAACACTTCGACGGCCCGCGCAAATGGCAGCGCGAGGTGCTGCAACGGCTGGCGGACCACATCAAGGCCAACAACGGCAAGGTGGACTTCGACACTTTCCGCATGGCGACCAGTTCGGGCCGCGGGATCGGCAAGTCGGCGCTGGTGTCGTGGCTGGTCATCTGGATGCTGACGACGCGCATTGGCTCGACCACCATCGTGTCGGCCAACAGCGAGGCGCAGTTGCGCTCCGTCACATGGGCGGAAATCACCAAGTGGCTCAGTATGAGCCTCAACAGCCACTGGTTCGAGGTCAGCGCCACGCGGCTGATGCCAGCCAAGTGGCTGACGGAACTGGTCGAGCGCGACCTGAAGCTGGGCACGCGATACTGGGGCGTCGAGGGGCGGCTATGGTCGGCGGAGAACCCCGACGCCTACGCGGGGGTGCATAACTTCGCTGGGGTCATGCTGGTGTTCGACGAAGCAAGCGGGATCGACGACAGCATCTGGGCGGTCGCTGCGGGCTTCTTTACCGAGAACACGCCGCACCGTTTCTGGCTGGCGTTCAGCAACCCACGCCGCAACAGTGGGTACTTCTACGAATGCTTCCACTCCAAACGGGAGTTCTGGGACACCAAAATCGTGGACGCCCGGTCGGTCGAGGGCACCGACAAGCAGGTCTACCAGCAGATCATCGACGAGTACGGCCCCGACAGCACTCAGGCTCATGTCGAAGTGTACGGGCAGTTCCCCAACGCATCCGACGACCAGTTCATCGGCGCCAACGTCGTGGACGAGGCCATGCGGCGCCAAGCGCACAAAGACCCGACGGCGCCCATCGTCATCGGCGTGGACCCGGCCAGGTTCGGGTCGGACAGCACCGTCATCGCCGTGCGGCAAGGGCGCGACATCGTGGCGATCAAACGCCACAAGGGCGACGACACCATGACGGTCGTAGGGCACGTGATCGAGGCCATCGAAACCTACAAACCCGCACTGGTCGTCATCGACGAAGGCGGCCTGGGCGCGGGCATCGTGGACCGGCTAAAGGAGCAGCGGTACAAGGTCAAAGGGGTCAACTTCGGCAACAAGTCAAAGAACCCCGTGATGTGGGGCAACAAGCGCGCCGAAATGTGGGGCGAGATGCGGACCTGGCTAAAAGACGCCGCCATCCCCCTGGACCGCTTCCTCAAGAACGACCTGACCGGCCCCATGATGAAGCCCGACAGTAAAGGGACGATATTCCTAGAAAGCAAAAAAGACATGCGGTCGCGGGGGCTGGCATCGCCCGACGCGGCCGACGCCATCGCGGTAACGTTCGCCTTTCCGGTAGCCCACCGAGAATATGTTGACAGGGGCACCCGGCGACCTTATTCTCCCGGCGGAATCCCAACGTCTTGGATGGGCGCCTGATGGCAAAGAAAAGCGTATCGCTGGCCGTAGGCCGCGGCGAGAAGCTACCGACGGATAGGGGCGCGGGCCTGACCGCTAAGGGCAGGGCTAAGTACAACCGTGAGACAGGGTCAAACTTGAAGCCGCCGGCGCCAAACCCCAAGACCGACGCTGACAAAGGCCGCAAGCGGTCATTTTGCGCCCGCATGGCGGGGGTGGTGGCAAAGTCGGAGAACGCCGACCGCGCCAAGGCCAGCATGAGAAGGTGGAAGTGCTAATGGCAAAACCAGGTTTATACGCCAACATCAACGCCAAACGCGCTCGCATCGCGGCCGGCTCTGGCGAAAAGATGCGGAAAGTCGGCTCCAAGGGCGCCCCGACCGCGGCGGCGTTCCGTGAGTCCGCCAAGACGGCCAAGCCGGCAAAAAAGGGCAAGTGACGTGCCGCTGGTCAAATCCACGTCCAAAGCCGCCTTCCGAAAGAACGTGAAGGCTGAAATTGCCGCGGGCAAACCAGCCAAACAGGCTGTTGCTATTGCGTACGCAACCAAGCGCGCGGCTGCAAAGAAGCAAAAGTAATGGCATCGAACGACGTAGAAGCAGCGGGCAAGGTTTCTGACGCCGACGACAAAGACCGGCTGTCGGTCATGCGGCGCCGGTATACAACGGCGCTGTCGGCCTATTCGGACAGCCGCGAAGACGAACTTGACGACCTGCGGTTCATGGCAGGCTCGCCGGACAACCAGTGGCAGTGGCCGGCGGACGTGCTGGCGACCCGCGGGTCCGTGCAGGGCCAGACGATCAACGCGCGCCCCTGCCTGACGATCAACAAGCTGCCGCAGCACGTGCGCCAGGTGACGAACGAGCAGCGGCAGAACCGGCCGACGGGCAAGGTGATCCCGGCTGACGACCGCGCCGACGTGCGCGTGGCCGAGATATTCGACGGCATGGTGCGCCACATCGAATACATCTCCGACGCCGACGTGGCCTACGACACCGCCTGCGACAACCAAGTGACCTACGGCGAAGGCTACATCCGCATCCTGACCGAATACGCCCGCGAGGACAGCTTCGATCAGGACATCAAGATCGGCCGCGTGCGGAACTCGTTCTCGGTCTACATGGACCCGGCCATTCAAGACCCCTGCGGCTCCGACGCCGAGTGGTGCTTCATCACTGAAGACGTGAGCAAGGCCGAATATGAACGCATGTTCCCCGATGCTGCGCCTATTTCTAGCCTTCTGTCGCAAGGTGTGGGCGACCAAAGCCTATCTCAGTGGCTGTCCGAGGACATGGTCCGAATTGCCGAATACTTTTACTACGAGCATGAAAAAGCCACGCTGAACCTGTACCCCGACAACATCACCGCGTTTGCCGGCACGCCGCAAGACAAGCAACTCAAGCAGATGTTCGGCAAGCCGCTGCGGTCGCGCACGGTGGACCGCAAAAAAGTCAAGTGGATGAAGACCAACGGGTTTGAAATCCTTGAAGAACGCGACTGGGCGGGCAAATACATCCCCGTTGTGCGCGTAATCGGCAACGAGTTTGAGGTAGACGGCCAACTTTACGTGTCGGGCCTTGTGCGGAACGCCAAGGACGCCCAGCGCATGTACAATTACTGGGTCAGCCAGGAAGCCGAAATGCTGGCTCTGGCGCCCAAAGCACCCTTCATTGGCTACGGTGGCCAGTTTGAAGGGTACGAGATGCAGTGGAAGACGGCCAACACGAACAA